ATAAGCCCCATCAGAAACAGCAGTCGGTATAGTGACAATGCCATTAACTGGGTTAATTGGTACATTTGCTGAGGTATATGCTTTAAACGATATTTTGCAATCGGCACGTCCTGTTGTGTCGTCGTTTCCGCCATATTTGGCACCATTCATATACGAATTCGGGAATATGTCTTGGGCTGCGTCATCAATAATCCCAAAATAAGTATCAATTAACGACGGCGTCAGTTGGCAATGTTTGGATAAATATCGTTGGTTGTATTGTTTCTTAATTGTTTCTACGACATCAGAACTACTGACTTCAAGCTTGGCGTTATTGATACGAGCAGATGCCGATAAAAGCCCAGTATTGAGTGGAAAACTGGAAGGGGCAATATTAACTACTTGAGCATAGGCTAGTGGTGTTGTTAGAGTGATAGTGCATCTGAGTACTGTGTTAATGCGAATTGCTCTGTCGCATAAAATATTTTCAGTTGGGACCGATACCTGGAACATAACGTTTGAGCTGGTATTAGATGTTTGTCTATATTTTTGGATAGTTGATGTGGCTGGTCCTTTTTTTACAGCGACATTGGTCTGGTCGGTGATGCCCGAGATACGATGATCATCGACGAGGAAAGTATTTACTGATTCTGACATGATATATAAGTTAGTGTTAGAAATTAATTCCAAATCCAAATACAAGCCGTCTTTGTAAATCTAAAGATTTATTAATAAAGTTTAACTTTCCTAAATACTAATTTCATACTAAATGAACCACCAGAATTTATTTTAATTGGTATTAATTCTCCAGTTAATTTGCTTCTATAGAAAACATTAATAGATATACGGCTTAATTCTTTTTGTTGTACCATATTTAACCACCTTTTCTCAGTTGGGTTGTAAATGACGCCCCCCTCATAATCACCAGCTTTAAAATCAGTTATTTCTAATTCCGAAACATTTTTTGACCCCTTTGTTGTCTCTAATCCATTTACAAAACTATGATTACTCGACCGTGCCGACGATTTGATTGGGATTGTGTCCGACGAGATGACGATTGACTCGACGGGTGACCAGCTATCGACTGTTGGGTAGTCTTGATAAATTGATAAATATGTTGCAGAAGTGTTTGAAATCGAACCATCTAATTGTGGAGGGGATATCACGGTCACTACGCTTGTCTGTCCGAAATTGCTTAAATTTAATTTAAATCCGTGTACTTCCTTATATACTGTGGTTATAGATTGATATGCAATTATTACCATTTTATATGTATCTTTGTTAGTTAGTGCTGGTAATGAATTAAATAAACGGTATAGTGGAGTATTTAACACAACGTTATAATTATTTGAATATATATCACTTGGTGCTTGAAAGTTTATGAGCTGGGTATCTTTGTCAAATGTAAAAAATGGAATGTTATTAACAAGTACTAACGCTTCGGCATTTAAACCAGAACTTCCGAGACTTGTTTTTAAACTATAAGTGGCTTCGGCAATTGCTTTATTTACCATGACGAGAAAATACTCATAATTAAATACATTGTAGTATCCAACCTTATAATCGGCATACCCATTCTGAAAATTTGGCTGGGGAATTGTCAGGTCCTGGGCTGTGAAAATAACTTTTGCGAAGCCACCATATGTAGTTGAGTCTCCAGGATCTGTATAAGACAGACCAATTGTATAAATTGTTGTGTCCTTTTCGAGCGTCGTTAGGTCATTATTAAAATTTGTTCGAATTGTTGGAATGAATGAAGGGAGGGTTTTTAGGTCGATTTTAAAATTCTCAATCGCAAAATCATAATCTTCGCAATCCGTTATGAGGGCAACATCTCTTTGCTCGTTAAAAACCAAATTTGGTTCGTGTGCTAATGCGTCTGATGTTTCCGCATCGATATTATTTAAAGACAGGGAGTAATACGTGTAGTCAAATCGTGTTGCCATTGTTATATGTTTATTAGAACACATTTTATTTTTAAAAAGTGTTCTATTAAACAAACTTATTTTTGCTTAAGCAAAAAAAGCGAGCCCGCGACACTTGTATGTTTAATGGTGAGATTTTAATTTTTTGAAATACTTATTAAATTTGTCAATTTGATATTTGTATAAGTGTGCATACAACCTCATCGTATTTGAGTCCCGTTTCTTTACTTTTTTGTTTAATAAATTTGGCAAGTTCTTTATTAGTCCAGTTTTTCTCTAAAAAGCTCATTAATCGAATTAATATCCATTTTCCACATGTATTTACATCGTCTGTGTTGGATTGGTAAGGAAATTTGTTGATGGTAAGTTTATCACCTTTTTTTATTGACTTGAGTATGTGTCCCATGTCTTTATTGTAGTCATTTCCAAGCAATTTATTTAAATATTTTGGCACAAAGTTAAGAATTGTTGTTGGTTCGTCGGCGTAGGAATCAAAAAATTCAAAATTATGACCATTTCGCAGGACCATTTGCCAGTGCCCTTCGCCAATTCCCGTTGTTTCTACAAGAATAAAGCAAAAGTCAAGCGTTGCTGGCAATAGGTCATAAATGGTAGAATACTTTTCCAAGTCACTAAATTTGACAATTTTACTATTGGGGAAGTATGCAGTAAGGTCTGCACCAGTCACGAAATATGCTATCTGGTCTCGATATGGTGATTCAATTAATTGATTGGCGGTAATACTCATTAGTTTATATTAATTGGTTAGATTTTATTAATCAGAACAGCTTTTAAAAATAAAATCTGATCTAATTAATATATAATAATGATTAAAAACACCCTTGTAAATTCGGGAGACGGTAATTCTATTTTCGATATCGCAAAACAGTACCAAAATATGCAAATAAGAGAAATGGGAAAGAATCCAGCAGAAATATTAAAACGGATATTAAGTGGTGCTGATACGGGCTCAACTAAATTTATCGATGACTTTGGAAAGGTGGAGGCACTCGTGTATCAACTCCACAAAAAAACTCAATTCAGGGTTATTAGCGACCAAAATTCAGCTGTCAGGGATGAAATCGGTGCAATGATGGCGGTACCAACCATAGACTTTCCGCGACCAAATCTAGTCAGGGACATCGACAAAGAAATCAATTCTATTATGACAAAAACCGACGAAATTACATCCCAAAACCAATACGCAAATGCAGTAAAGTATTTAAGAATGTTAGAGCCTTCAAAACTACCCAAAACCATAGCCGACAAGGTTGGTGTTAATGATGCACGAAGAGAATTGGGTTCGCTCATAGAACGACTTGAAAAGGATGTCGAGATCGCCATGCTTGGAAATGTCTCAGAAAAGGATTATGCACGATTGGCAAGTGTATCAGACACCATCCCGAATATTTTGGCTCAAATTTTATCACAGTGTCTGATTCTTCGACCAATAATAGCCTCAAAATATGTCGCATGGTCAGATGAAATAGACGCACCCAGATTAAAGGGGCTACTAAGCGATGCAAATATGACAATTCAATTATATGATTCACTCGGAGATAAACGACAAATACGGGACTTTCAAGTGGCTTATAATAGAATTAAAATACCAATGGACAAAGTGATCGAGTTCATTCGGAAAATGGCATTAAACGCTGGAGTTCAAAGCCGAGGAGATGTTGGACAAATAAACGACCAAAGGTTCCTAAGATTTGTCCAACCAGCCCCAGTTCAACCACCAGCCCCAGCAATTGATCCAATTATTCCAGAACAACTACCAAAAAAACGATACAAAACAATCACAAGAACAGAATTAAAAAGTTTAGACGCCTTACTATATGAAAAATATGAAAAACTTCTTAAGAAAAATGGTAAGCCTAAAAAAATAGGGACATTTGAAAAACAAATTCTAGATTTATATCGAAATGGTTTTAAGGATTATGTAGATGATGATGATATAATTGTTAATTTTTTATTTGAACTAGAACAAGTGACGAAAGATAATACTGGCACAAGTGTAAATTTTCAACCACTAACAGAAGAAATAACAGAGAGAACAATTGCACAGAACCAACCCAACCTACCACCTTTAGAACCCCTACCACCTCCACCTGAGCTACCACTTCCACTACCCCAGCCTATTGACTTACCACCCCTACCAGCTCCACCTATTGACTTACCACCCCTACTGCCTCCAGCACCTGGACTACCCGCAGGAATGTATAAAAAAATCACAAAGGAAGATATAAGGAATATAAACGAAGAAGCATACGATAGTTATGAAAGATTAT